AGTGGCAGCATGAACCCGATTGAAAAAGACCTTCGTTCTTATTTTGGCATTACCTCTGAAAGTAATATTCTGGAGCATTACGGTACGAAACGCCATTCCGGGCGTTATCCCTGGGGCTCTGGTGATAATCCGTATCAGCATTCTGGTGATTTTTTGTCCCGGGTGAAAGAATTAAAAAAGAAAGGCCTCTCTGAAAAAGATATTCTGGAAACTATCAATAATTCTCTTCCCGATGAATATAAAATGGGGCTTACAGAGTTTAGAGTAGCTCAGCGGACGGCTACACATGAACGCCAAGCATTGGAGTACGACAAGATTCGTGCTCTAAAAGAAGATGGTCTTGGATGGAAAGAAATTGGTGATAAACTAGGGATGAGCGAATCTAGTGTTCGCTCTAAATATAATGGCAACATTAGTAAAAAAGAACAACATGCTGTAAATATCGCAAATACATTGAAGGCTGAAGTCGATAAAAAAGGTATAATTGACATTTCTGAAGGAGCAAATTCTGTTTTAGGAATAACTCAAACGGAGTTGGATGAGGCCGCATACAAGTTAGAGGCCGAATATGGCTATAAGCGCTACGGTGTGGGCATCAAGCAGCCTACCAATCCTCGCCAGCAAACGAACATTACAGTTCTTGCGAAGCCTGAATTTGATCAGAAATATGCTTATCAGCATCAGGATCAGATTGATTCTCTTGGAGACTATCATTCTGATGATGGCGGAGAGACCTTTACAAAACTTCAGCGTCCGTCTAGTCTGGATTCCAGTCGTGTCGCTATTCGATATGGTGATGAAGGCGGTCTGGATAAAGACGGTGTTATGGAGATTCGCCGCGGGGTTCCTGACCTTGACCTCGGAAAAAGCCACTATGCACAGGTTCGTATCCTCGTTGACGGTGACCATTATCTGAAGGGCATGGCTGTCTATTCGGATGATCTGCCGGATGGTGTGGACGTGATGTTTAACACCAATAAGCCTTCCGGTACGCCCAAGATGAAGGTTCTCAAGGAAGCAAAAGCTGATCCTGACAACCCGTTTGGCGCGGCCATCAAGGCCAACGGCCAGAGCATGTACATCGGCGATGACGGAAAAGAGCACCTCTCACCGATCAACAAGCTGAAAGAGGAGGGCGACTGGGATACGATGTCCCGGAACGTCTCTTCTCAGTTCCTTTCCAAGCAGCCCAAGAAGCTGATCGAGAACCAGCTCAACCTTACCGTCGCGGATTACAAAGCCCAATATGATGAAATCATGCGGTACGATAATCCTACGGTCAAAAAGAAGCTGCTCAACGATTTTGCCGATACGGTTGAAGGAACATCCATGACCCTGAAGGCATCTGCTTTCCCGGGCCAGTCCACAAAGGTTATACTGCCGATCAATAAGATCAAGGAGACAGAGGCTTATTGCCCCACCTATGAGAATGGCACCAGGCTTGCACTGATCCGTTACCCTCATGCAGGTACCTTTGAGATTCCCATCGTGACTGTCAACAACAAGAATGTCAGCGGCAAACGGAATCTCGGTGCAATTCAGGATGCTATCGGCATCAATGCAAAGGTTGCGGAACGGCTTTCGGGCGCTGACTTCGATGGCGACACGGTCATGGTAATCCCTGTTACTGACAAAGTCAACATTAAGTCTACTCGTGCGCTGAAAGCATTGGAAGGATTCGATCCCAAGACCGCTTATGCAGTTCCTGAAGGCAATCCGAACAATGTCAGGCTGATGAAGAAAGAGGAGAAGCAGCGCGAAATGGGCGTGATCTCCAACCTCATCACTGATATGACATTGCGAGGTGCTGATGAGGACGAGCTTGCACGTGCGGTTAAGCACTCCATGGTCGTTATCGATGCGGAAAAGCATAAGCTGGACTATAAGCGCTCTGAGCGAGAGAATGGTATCCCCGAGCTGAAGCAGAAGTGGCAGATTCGTGTTGACGAAGAAGGAAACACTAAGTATGGTGGTGCATCCACGCTGCTGTCCCGGCGTAAGCAGACAGTACGAGTGCCGGAGCGTCGTGGCAGTGTCCGCATAGACAAGGAGACCGGTGAGTATATTTACAAGGAGAGCGGACGGACATTCACTGACCCCAAAAGCGGCAAGAAGCGTCTAGCGGAGGATACTGTCAGCCTGATTTCCGAAACGAAAGATGCTCGAACTCTGTCTTCTGGCACTGTTCAAGAGAACCTATATGCGGACTTCTCTAATAAGCTGAAGGCCATGGCCAATCAGGCGCGCAAAGAGGCGGTAAATATGAAGGGACTTGAATACAGTCCTTCTGCCGCCAAGACCTATGCGCCTGAGGTTGCTTCTCTGAAAGAAAAGTATAACAACATGATCGCTAACAAGCCTAAAGAGCGCAAAGCAATGCTGATTGCGAACGCGAATATTAAGGCGAAGATTCAGGAACAGGGGCTTGATCCCAACATTTCGGAAGATAAGAAGGTAATCAAGAAGATCTCTTCTGTCGAGATGCAGCGTGCTCGTGATTCAGTTGGTGCAAGCGGACGCAGATCCAAGGTCACCTTCACGGATAAGGAATGGGAAGCTGTTCAAGCTGGTGCAATTTCAGACAACATGCTGACGAAATTCCTTAATTCGTCTGATTCTGATGAAATTGTGAAGCGTGCAATGCCAAAGAATGCAACTGTTATGACTTCTGCAAAGATGTCCAAAGCAAGTGCAATGCTGCGAAGCGGTTATTCTTATGCCGAAATCGCAAAGGCTTGTGGCGTTCCTGAATCTACTGTTTATAGTGCACTCAATAAGTAACAATCCATCAAGAAAGAGGCTTTGAATTATGGTTCGATGCTTTCTTACCACCTTTGACAACCCGTACAGTCCGTATGAGGAGTTTGAAAAGTGGTACCAATATGACGTTGATCATGGCTACAACTCTTCTGGTTTGCTTATGAGGATCGCCGAGACCTCCTCTCAGTTCACGGACAACGAAAATGCCTATGAAATTGAGAAAGCAATCGACAAGATTGTTGCTGCTGATCCAATAAACATTTACAAAAAGCTCAAAATCAATGTATCTGATGAAGATACGCTAGGCCAAACTGCGTAAACCATAGGGAGGGGGTCTCAAAATCGGCACCCCCTCTCAAATCGCGCCGGTCTGTGATATTTCCCCGGAGGGAAAATTGATATTTGGGCTTTAAGGCTCCGACAGCGAAAGCTGCCGATTATATTTGTGTAAACTCTCGATGCCTGTATCCACAGCAGGTGTTAAGATTTACAGTCATATGGGAAATTGCCGAGGTTCTGGGGTGTAGACCGGGACTTCGGCGGTTTTTGCAAGGGCTCATGGGAGTAGTATCCTCCTATATGTTTGGGTTCAGGGCTTTCGTGATGTTCAACCTCCATTGGGCATGATCTGCTTTTTCTTCTCCTTTCAAATGAGACAGGCTTAACTGGTACTACTGCGACTCCCATGAACCCTTGCAAAAGCAAAATAAGAATGTGAAACGAGGTTATTGCAATGAAACCTAAGAAGTCTGCTCCGGGCGAAATGTCGGCTGCAACTTCGCGGCCTGCAAGCACCCCGGAAGCACAAGAAAACTATATGATCAACCTGGCGATGAAGCTGGTTGAGAAAAGACTGCTGGAAGGCACGGCATCCAGCGCTGAGACGACCCATTTTCTGAAGCTGGCGACCTCTAAGAACGAGTTGGAGAAAACAAAGCTGGAAGAGGAAAACAAACTGCTGCGGGCAAAGACCGAGTCGCTACAGAATGCAAAGCACTCTGAGGAGATGTACGGGAAGGTCATTGCTGCTATGAAGAAATACAACGGCCTGGGAGAGGATGACGAGTATGAGTGCTGAGGTATTTCGTATTCTGGTGTTTGCTATGATTCCGGTTCTTCTGGTGGAAGTTTTCCTGTCGCTTGAATACACCGGCGTGAACCGGAAATTCGACACGATTCTCATGTGTGCAATCTCCGGAACAGTAGGCGTTATGCTGTTCGGTGCATTTGTGGCAGATGGCTGGGTCTTTTGAGGTGTTGAACATGACACGAGATGAACTCGAGCAATTATGGCGTTACCTTATGTATCAGTCAGGCGAGCCGTTGAAGGATGGTTTGGCGGTTACCGTAAATAATAAAAGTGATGAAAGCGCTTATGAAAAGCTACACAGAACTATGCACCCTGCCGACCTATGAAGAGCGGCTGGAATATTTACAGCTGCACGGTGAGGTGGGGAAGGACACCTTCGGGTTTGACCGATGGCTGAACCAGGACTTCTACCAATCGAGAGAGTGGCGGCAGTTCCGAGACAAAATCATTGCGCGGGACATGGGATGTGATTTGGGGTGTAAAGACCATCCAATCACGGACTGGGTGCTGCGGGATGGGCGGCCAGTAAAGCCGAAGATCTCCATCCACCACATGAACCCCATAACAAAAGAAGACGTTCTCCAGCACAGCGAGAAGCTGCTTGACCCGGAGAACGCCATTTGTGTTTCAGCGGTGACGCATAAGGCTATCCACTATGGAACGGGGAAGGGCCCGAAGCTGCCAGACGGCGATAGAAAACCGGGCGACACCTGCCCATGGAGGAAATAAGTATGTATCAGAAGAAAGCATTTAACCGGCGAGAGCAGGACTATGCCATGGCACTTCGGCGGAAGCTGGAAGAAGCGGAAACAATGATTCAGAACCTTGCACCGAGTCGTTCGAGGAGCCTGGCACTGACGAAGCTGGACGAAGCACTGCTTTGGACGAACGTGGGTATTGCGGAAGCAGGAATCCAGCAGAGCTACACGGCTGTACCGCGGAACAGGGGCTTTGACTTTGACGATGCATTGGCGACAAATGTGGACGGACAGCAGGTGCGGGCAGTACGGGCCAGGGATATTACGTTTGATGGGATGAAGATCACCCCGGACAGCGTGGAGAACCACAGTGCTATGAAATCCGGGCTGGACACCATTGATCACCAGAAGCTGACCGATATTGTTGAAGCTGCTGCACAGAAAGAAGCGGCCATGGGCAAGGACGGCGCGCCCCACCATCTGGCCGAACTGGAACTACTGGCGAGGGCTCAGAAGGACTGGTACTACGCCATGATGAGCTACATTATGGGTGGCGACAGCGATGCCGAGGAGGAATCAAAATGAATTCGATCCTGACGAGCGTGAAGAAGCTGCTGGGCATTGCCGAGGAGTGCACCGACTTTGATGCGGACATCATCATGTACATCAACATGGCGCTGTTTGCACTGGTGCAGATGGGCGTGGGGCCCGGCGAGGGGTACGCCATTTCCGGGAAAGAAAACGAATGGACGGAGTTCGTTGCTGACCCGGTGAAGGTGGAAGCGGTGAAGGCTTATGTGGCCGTGAAGGTACGGCTGCTGGGCTTTGACCCGCCCCAGAGCAGCACCACTATGGAAGCGCTGAAGAATACCGCTGCTGAGATGGAATGGCGGCTGAACGTGGAGCACGACAACACATGGGACGGACAGTAGCAGCGCGATGGGTGGAGCACTGGGTGGAGACACCGGAGAAGAAAGACTGGTTTGGGCGGGCAACGCAGGATATCTGCAACGGATGCACCAGACAGGGAACTTGTGAATGCCCGGAGGACATCCGATGCTTTTACACCCTGGACAAGCCCTTTTACCGGCCCAAAGCCTGAACGAGTGAAACGGAGCAAGACGAGGAAACAAAATGGCATTATCGAACACGGCCACGCCGATCTACTACGGCCGTTTTCGGGAGGCCGTGATGCGTGGCGAAATACCCGTATGCCGGGAAATTGCCATGGAGATGGAGCGGATCGACGACCTGATCGCCAACCCGGGCATCTACTATGACGACAAGGCGGTGAACGGCTTTATCTCTTTTTGCGAGGATGAGCTGACCCTGACCGACGGCACCGACGTGAAGCTGCTGGACAGTTTCAAGTTATGGGCTGAAGAGATCTTTGGATGGTACTACTTTGTGGAACGAAGCGTCTTTGTGCCGAACGAGCGCGGAGGCGGCGGGCACTACGAGACCCGGCGGCTGAAAAAGCGGCTGGTGACAAAGCAGTACCTCATCATTACCCGATCGGCTGCGAAGACCATGTATCTGGAGTTTTTGCAGGCCTACTTCCTGACGGCGTACACCACCACGACCCAGCAGCTGACCACTGCCCCGACCATGAAGCAGGCCGAGGAGGTGCTGGCACCCTTCCGCACCGCATTGGCGCGGGCAAAGGGGCCGGTGTTCCAGTTTATGACGGAGGGCAGCCTGCAAAACACCACCGGCTCCAAGGCAGACCGGGTGAAGATGGCTTCCACCAAGAAGGGCATCGAGAACTTTCTGACGAACAGTCTGCTGGAAGTGCGTCCGATGACCATTGAGAAGCTTCAGGGACGGCGTGACACTGTAGCGACTGTGGATGAGTGGCTCTCCTGCGACATCCGGGAAGACCCCATTGGTGCCATTGAGCAGGGCGCGGCCAAGAACGAGAATTACCTCATCGTGGCGGCTTCCTCCGAGGGCACGGTGCGCAACGGCTGCGGCGACGACATCAAAATGGAGTTGATGAGCATCCTGAAAGGGGAGTACGTCAACCCCCATGTGTCCATCTGGTATTACAAGCTGGACTCCATTGAAGAGGTGGGCCAGCCGGAGATGTGGCTGAAGGCCAACCCGAACCTGGGCAAGACCGTGAGCTACGAGACCTACCAGTTGGACGTGGAGCGTGCGGAGAAATCCCCCAGCGCCCGGAACGATATTCTGGCCAAGCGCTTCAACCTGCCCATGGAGGGCTACACCTATTTCTTCCCCTACGAGGAGACCCTGTGCCACAGGAAGAGAAGCTTCTGGCAGATGCCCTGTGCTATGGGCGCGGACCTTTCCATGGGCGACGACTTCTGCGCCTTTACCTTCCTGTTTCCGTTGTCCAACGGATATTTTGGGGTCAAGACGCGGGACTACATCACATCCTACACCCTCAGCCAACTTCCGGCTTCGAGACGGCAGCAGTATGAGGAATTCATGCGGGAAGGGACCCTGTTCGTGTTTGACGGCACGGTTCTGGACATGATGCAGGTGTACGATGACCTGGACAACTTTATCATGGAGAACGAGTACGACGTGCGGGCGTTTGGCTACGACCCCTACAACGCGCAGGAGTTCGTGAAGCGCTGGGGCGATGAAAACAGCACCTTTGGCGTTGTGAAAGTGATCCAGGGCGCAAAGACCGAAAGCGTACCGTTGGGTGAGCTGAAAAAGCTGAGCGAACAGCGGAAGCTGCTGTTTGACGAACAGCTGATGCAATTTGCCATGGGCAACTGCATTACGCTGGTGGACACCAACGGCAATCGGAAGCTCTACAAACAGCGGCAGGATCAGAAGATCGATGCTGTGGCTGCCATGATGGACGCTTATGTGGCGTGGAAACAGAACCGGGATGCGTTTGAGTAAAGGAATAAAATGAGAAGGGATGAATGTATTTGGCGCTGGAGAAATCCAGATGAGCTTTATCATTATGGTATCAAAGGCATGAAATGGGGCGTGCGGAGAACTCCGGCTCAGCTGGGACATAAACCCTATACAGATAAACCTGAACGTGCTAAAATAAACTCATCGGTATTACGAAGAGCTGTGCAAAAGGGTGAAGTTAGTCTTGCTATTCGGAAAAGCAAGCAATCGGAGCATGACCGTAATTCGCCTTTGTATAAGCAAGGCAAAAGCTACACCTATTTTAGTGCTGATAAAGCACAGCGCTATATTTTAAGGCTTCATGGAACAGGAACGCTGATCTCTTCAAATAAGGGTGAATGGGTAAAGAAAGAGCGTGTTCGATCTGACGAGCCAATTGGCGTATATGTTGATTTGGATGGCGCTGAACATGAAACCCATAACGCGCTCATTATTTATTCCAATAAGGGTACACATATTTATCCAGTAAGAGAGGATGTGACATCGTGAAACTGAGAGCTTATGAAGGAAAAAGAGTGACGGTAATCACTTCTGATGGAAAGAAATATTCTGGAGTGGTGACGGATTATATTTTTCCAGAGGATAATGAGCCTGAAGGAATCGAAAGCATCATTCTTGATGGTGAATTAGAGATTACTGGCCCTGAAATTGTTGCAATTAAATAAAGAAACATGATAGTGCATCAGCTTAACGGCTGGTGCATTTTTTGTTTGCAAAGGAGGTGGAACATGACGGTATATAGCGATGAACTCTACCATTGGGGTATCAAAGGCATGAAATGGGGCGTGCGGCGCTACCAGAATAAGGATGGCACGCTTACTTCCGAGGGAAAGAAACACTATGCGCAGGATCACGAAGACTATACACGCGCTCATACGAAGAAAAGCGTCCGTGAAATGAGCGACAGTGAGTTGAATGCGCGTATCAACCGATTGCAAAAAGAGCAGCAGTATGAACGGCTTACGGTTTCTCCCAGCAAGATCCAAAAAGCGATTAAAATTGCTGGGGCAACCGCCACGGCACTTGGGACTGTTACGACCCTTTACAACAATGGTTCTGCTGTGATGAAAATCGGTAAGAATATCGTTGAATCGGGTGCTTTCAAGAATGCGGTCGTCAGTGGAGCACTGGCTACAACGATGAAAGCACATGGCGCATGAGGAGGAACAATGCAAGTTTATCAAGATGAACTCTACCATCATGGTATCAAAGGCATGAAGTGGGGCGTGCGGCGTTATCAGAACCCCGATGGAACTTTGACCGCTGCGGGAAAGAAAAAGTATGGCGACCCTGATCGAAAACTTACCAGCTATCAGAAAACAATGTACCGAATTGATTACGGTGTCAAGGGTGCAAACCGAATCGAAAAAGATTATTCCAAAGGTATGGATAAAAAGACCGCAGTTGAGCGAGAGAAAAAGCGAATTGCACGAGGAAAAGCTATTTCGAGGGCGGTGTATGGTATGTATGTTGCTGATCTTCTGACCGGGAATAAGGTAAGCACGGCTGCTAAGAACGCTAGTAAAGTCGCAGTGGCAAAAGCCCTCGAAAAATTGGCGGCAGACAGAGCGTATAAGAATGAAACGAAAGACCGTATGTACGCTCAATATACGGAAGTATAAGCCTGGAGGAAATCAAAATGGCATCACGACCCCTTGGCTCCAGACTGCGACATGCCTGGAATGCTTTTCTGAACCGGGACCCTCCCGGAAAAATTTATATTGGGGGAGGTTACAGCAACCGGCCCGACCGGGTACGGCTGAACCGAACCAATGACCGGACGATTATGACGGCCATCAACACCCGCATTGCAATGGATGCTGCGGCGATCACCATCAATCATGTAAGGCTCGATGAAAACGGACGCTATGACGAAACCGTTGATTCGGGCCTTAATTCTTGTCTGAACCTTTCCGGCAACAAAGACCAGACAGGCCGCTCTTTGCGGTTTGACCTGTTTCTTTCGATGCTGGACGAGGGTGTAGTAGCACTGGTGCCCATTGACACCAACTATGACACGAGGACAGGCAAGACCAAATTTGAATCCATGCGGGTCGGAAAGGTACTGGAGTGGTACCCGGATGATGTTCGGATGGAAGTTTACAACGACCGGACTGGCCTGAAGGAAGAGATTACCCTGCCGAAAGACAAGGTGGCGATCATCGAAAACCCGTTCTATGCCGTGATGAACGAGCCGAATGGAACGGTGCAGCGCCTGATCCGGAAGCTGAACCTGATGGACGTGGTTGATGAGCAGGTGGGTAGCAACAAGCTGGACATGATCATTCAGCTGCCCTATGTCATCCGAACGGATGCAAAGAAAGAACAGGCCGAAAAGCGGAGAGCAGAGATCGAGCAGCAGCTCGCCAATTCCAAATATGGCATTGCCTACACCGATGGCACGGAACATATCACTCAGTTGAATCGCAGCCTCGAAAACAACCTTCTGAAGACCGTGGAATACCTGACCAACATGGCATACAGCCAGCTGGGTATCACCCCGGAAATTATGAATGGTACCGCTTCCGACGCTGTGATGACCAACTATGAGAATAGAACGATCGAACCCATTGTGGCAGCTGTCGTGGATGAGATCCGGCGAAAGTTCCTGACCGAGGAAGACCGGGCGAACCGGGAATCGGTGATGTACTTCCGTGACCCGTTCAAGCTGACCCCTGTTTCCACCGTTGCCGAGATGGCGGACAAGTTTACCCGGAACGAGATTATGACCTCGAACGAGTTCCGTCAGGCCATTGGCATGAAGCCCAGCAAGGACCCTAAGGCAGATGAACTGCGGAATGCAAACATCAGCCAGTCGAGTGAGGAAATTGCTGCTCAGAACAAAACAATCACGGCAGGGCGAGATGCCGTAGAGAGGAGTATTGCAAATCAAAATGGTTAATTTTGACTACGATTGCAGCGGCTGGGCCACGAAAGCGAACGTCCAGTGCTACGATGGCCTGGTGATCGCGCAGGATGCCTTCAAGGAGTGCAGTGGTAAGGTTCGCCCTATGGTGTACAACCATGACCATAACAGTATCGATAACGTGCTTGGGCATTGTCTGCTGGAAAACCGGCCCGGCGGTATGTACTGCTATGCCAAGTTCAACGATACCCCGACCGGCCAAACTGCAAAACAGTGTGTGGAAAATGGAGACCTGAACGCTTTTTCGATTTATGCGAACGGATTGACAAAAGTTGGCAATGTCGTAAAACACGGCATCATCCAGGAGGTAAGTCTGGTTCTGGCGGGTTGTAACCCGGGTGCGATGATCGACGAGGTGATCAAGCACAGCGCCGATGAAGATTACGAGGGCGGCGAGGCGTTTATCGTCTCGGATACAGCCCTGAGTATCACCCATGGCATGGACCCGGACGGCAATCCGCTGGAAGACATTTCTCACAGCGCAGACAGCGGCGATGCCGTGACTGGCGACAAAGTAACGCAGGAGGAAGCCAAGATGGTGGACGAAAAGAACGTAAACAAGGAAGAAACCGTAGAGGATGTCTTTAACACTCTGACGGAAAAACAAAAAAATGTCGTGTATGCGATCATCGGTTCTGCAATGCCCGATGAAAACGGCGACGAGACTGACGGTGAGGAGGACGATACCGTGAAGCACAACGCATTTGACAAGGACACCAACCAGACCGTGCTGAAGCACAGCATTGAGGACATCAACCAGGTGGTCAAGACCGCCAAGAGCCATGGCACCATGAAGGCTGCCTTTGAGGATGCCGGTATGACCGGTGACGAGCTGACCCACAGCATCGACAACATCGACTACCTGTTCCCCGAGGATCACCTGCTGGACACCCCGCCCCGCATCATCGACAAGCCCGACGACTGGGTGAGCGTGGTCATGGGCGCTGTCCACCACATCCCGTTCAGCCGCTTCAAGAGCATGTTTGCTGACCTGACCGAGGAGGATGCCCGCGCCAAGGGTTACTTCAAGGGCAACTTCAAGAAGGAAGAGGTCTTTGGCCTGCTGCGCCGCTCCACCAGCCCCACCACCGTGTACAAGAAGCAGAAGCTGGACCGCGACGACGTGATCGACATTACCAGCTTTGGCGTTGTGGCATGGCTGAAGCAGGAGATGCGCCTGAAGCTGAACCGTGAGCTGGCTCTGGCTTACCTGCTGGGCGACGGCCGTCTGGCTGCTTCTGAGGACAAGATCGATGAGAACTGCATCCGCCCTGTGTTCAACGACAGCGACCTGTTTACCATCAAGGTCCAGTGCAAGACCACCGGCCTGACCACCGTGGAGGACAAGTACAAGGCCCTGATCAAGCAGATCCTGCGCAGCCGCAAGGAGTACCGCGGCTCTGGCACCCCCACCCTGTTCACCACCGAGGACGCTCTGACCGAGATGCTCCTGCTGGAGGACGGCATCGGCCACCCGCTGTATGCTGACGAGGCTGCTCTGGCCCGCAAGCTGCGTGTGAAGAACATTGTGACCATCCCCGAGATGGAGGGCCGCAAGGGTGCCAAGGGCGGCGACCTGGTCGCTATCGTTGTCAACCTGGCCGATTACACTGTGGGTGCTGACAAGGGCGGCGCTGTTTCCATGTTCGATGACTTCGACATCGACTTCAACGCGCAGAAGTACCTGATCGAGACCCGCTGCTCCGGCGCTCTGACCACCCCGTTCAGCGCAATGGCCGTTGAGTGGGCCGCTTAACCCGTTGTGGGAAAGGAGAGAAACCTATGCTGAAACCCTATTACGAGACCGGCTATGACCTGCATGTGGCAAACTACATTGCCTATGGCCATTCCGACAACAAGCTGTACGAGGATGCCGCCCACACCACCGAGGTGAAGAAGGCAGATGCCGAGAAGGCATTCAAGCTGGGCCGCCTGATGATTGACGACGGCACCAACGTGCTCCAGGCTGTGACAATGACCGCCACTGGCTTTATCACCTACGACGGCAGCGCTGCGGCAACCTGGACGGCAAAGGCTGAGGACTGAGTTTTCAGCCCTTTTAGTTAGTTGTAACTAATCAAAATGGAGTGAGAAGAGATGAAATACAGCGGAAAGCTTGGCTTTGCCGATGAGGTAGAAGAGACTGCCCCCAGTGTATTTACCGAAAAGATGACAGAACGCCAATATTTTGGCGATGTACTGGAATTTGGACGGCAGATGCAGCTGGGGGACAAGGTGAACCCTGACATCACGGTGGGAAACCAACTGAGCATTGTAGCCGACCCGTTTGCACGAGATCATCTCTACAAGCTCCGGTATGCGACGTTCATGGGACAGAAATGGCAGGTATCCAGCGTGAAGGTACAATACCCGCGCCTGATCCTGACCCTGGGAGGGCTCTGGAATGGATGCACGACTGAAGGTTGACGCACTCTTACGCGAAGTGCTGAAAGAGAATACCGCGTCGATTCACCTCTATTTTCAGCCGAAAGCTGGATTCCAGCTCCAATATCCCTGCATCGTGTACAGCGAAAGCAGAATCCGAAACAACCATGCGAATGACCGGGTCTACATTCAGCATCCGTTCTACACGGTGACCGTGATGGACAGAGATCCGGACAGCAAAATCAAAGCGGCCGTAAGTGCGTTACCAAAATGCACCTACGACCGCTCTTTTGTTTCGGATGGATTATACCACACCGTATTTACGATCTACACTTAAGAAGGAGGAAGTTTATGGCAAGACTGATTTGGGATGCCGTTGGCGAAAAGTTTTACGAGATGGGCACCAAGATGGGTGTCCTGTACCCCATGGCAAACGACGGCAACTATGAGAACGGCGTGGCCTGGAATGGCCTGACCGCTGTGACCGAGAGCCCCTCCGGCGCTGAGGAGACCAAGCTCTACGCCGACGACATCAAGTATGCTTCTCTGCGCAGTGCCGAGGAGTACGGCTACACCATCGAGGCATACACCTACCCGGACGAGTGGGCTCCCTGTGATGGTTCCGCAGAGGTCACCAAGGGCGTGAACATTGGCCAGCAGAAGCGCAAGGGTTTTGGCTTCAGCTGGGTGACCACCATGGGCAACGACGTTTCCGACGAAGTGGGTCAGAAGATCCACGTTGCATGGAACAGCACTGCCTCTCCCAGCGAGAAGAGCTATGCCACCATCAACGATAACCCCGACGCGATCACCTTCAGCTGGGAGTGCACTACCTCCCCCGTGAACGTGACCGGTCACCGCCCCACCAGCCACATGGAAATCGACTGCTCCAAGCTGAAGCCTACTACTGTGAAGGCCATTCAGGACAAGCTGTGGGGCACCGAGTCCGCTGAGGCAACCCTGCCCACCCCGGATGATCTGATCAAGCTGATCACCGAGAGCGAGGCTGCTTAAACCTCTGTTTGAAATAAAGGAGAAGAAAAATGCTGAAAAAGACGATGACGACCGTGGACTTTGGCGGTACCGAGCGGACTGAGGACTACTACTTCAATCTGACCCGCGCCGAGATCATGGAGATGGAGCTGAACACCGAGGGCGGCTTTGTGCAGATGATCAACCGCATCACCGCTGCCCAGAGCCAGCTGGAGCTTGCCAAGCTGTTCAAGCAGATCCTGTGCAAGAGCTACGGTGTGTTGAGCCCGGACGGCCGCAAGTTCGTCAAGAACGAGGCTGTTTTGGCTGATTTCATGGCCACCCAGGCATACAGCGACCTGTACTACAAGCTGGCATCCAATGCAGAGGAGGCCGCCGCATTCTTCGAGGCGATCCTGCCCGAGGATATGAAGGAAGAGGCCAAGAAGGCCGACAAGCAGAACCCCCAGCCCGGCCTGATGGTGCTGGAAGGCCCGAAGAAGGGCACCGACGAGCAGTAAGCCTGCCCTCACAACTGACCGAACATTCAAAATGGAGAGCACTCTGAAAAGAGCGCCTCAATGAAAACACCCCAGGGAGGTGGAGCGGGTGCTGACGTTAAACATTCCGGCAAAGCAGAGCTGGAACGCAAAGACAGAGGAATTTGTCTATTCGGAACCGGTAACGCTGAAACTGGAGCACTCACTGCTCTCCCTGGCTCATTGGGAAAGCAACTGGAATATACCGTTCCTGAGCAATCTGGACAAGCTGACCGTGGAGCAGTGGCTGGACTACATCCGCTGCATGACGGTGACCAAGGGGGTAGACCCCGAAGTGTACGCCAGACTGACCCGGGAACAGTACCGTTCCATTAACGAATATATGGAAGCTCCCATGACCGCAACATGGTTCAGCGGGGAGCCGAGACCCAACGAACGAAAGATCGCAGGAAAGCCCCGGCCCAAACGACCGCCCCGGAAAAGCGGGACCGAGACCACGGCTGAGGTGCTGTACTGCCAGATGTTCCGCTTTGGCATTCCGAAAGAGTGCGAGAAGTGGCATTTGAACCGATTATTGACTCTGATCCGGGTCTGCCAGGAGAGCCAGGCACCGGCGAAGAAGATGAGCAAGGGCGACCGGATGGCCCAGCAGCGGATGCTGAACGAGCAGAGAAAGGCCCGGCTGAAGACGAGAGGGTAAGATGCCAAAAGTAATTGTCTTTCGCCAGAAGGGCGACTGGAAGAAGAGCCGGAAATTTTTGAAGCGATGCTCGAACCTGAACCTGGATGAGCTGCTTGACCGATACGGACAGGAGGGCGTGGAGGCCCTTGCGAAGGCGACCCCGAAGGACACGGGAAAGACGGCAGCAAGCTGGGGCTACACGGTGACGAAGGGAAAAGAGCGCATCGCCATTACATGGAGAAACTCCAACATCGTGGACGGTGTGCCCATTGCGGTTATCCTGCAATACGGACACGGCACGCGAAACGGAGGATACGTAGAGGGAGTGGACTATATCAACCCTGCGATGCGGCCCATTTTTGAGCGGATCGCAGCAAGGGCATGGGGCGAGGTGAGGACAGAATGAGCCAGGAAGTAGACAGCCGCGTTGTTGAAATGCGGTTTGACAACGCAAATTTTGAGAAAAATACCAAACAGACCATCTCGACCATTGACCGGCTGATGGAGAAGCTCCAGTTTAAGGGAGCGGAAAAGGGCTTTGAGAAGCTGGACGCAGCCGCGAAGGACGTGGACTTTGCCACCATGCAGACGAGCCTTGACCGGCTGGAATCCAAGTTCTCGAGCCTGAACATCGTAGCCACCACGGCGCTGGTGAACATCACCAACAAATTTGTGGATGCGGGCGAGAAGCTGGTCAAGAGCCTGTCCATCGATCAGGCGGTCAGCGGCTGGGACAAGTACACCGAAAAGACCTCCAACGTTCAGACCATCATGAACGCCACGGGCAAGAGCATCGATCAGGTGAACGGTTACCTGAACAAGCTGATGTGGTACTCCGACGAGACCAGCTACAGCTTCAGCGAGATGACCAGCGCCCTTTCTCAGATGACGGCTGCGGGCGGCAACATCGACAAGATGATCCCCATGATCATGGGCATTGCCAACGCCACCGCAGACGCGGGCAAAACTGGCTTTGCGTTCCAGAGCACCATCCGGAACCTGACCCAGAGCTACAGCGCCGGACATTTGCAGCTTCAGGACTGGAAGAGCCTGAACCTGATGGGTACGGCCACCAAGGCCCTGAAGCAGGAGCTCATTGACACAGCAGTGGAGCTGGGTGTCATCAAAGAAGGCGAAGTGACCATCGCCAGCTTTGAGTCGAGCCTGCAGAAGAAGTGGGCCAACACTGAGGTCATGGAAAAGACCTTCGCAAAGTATGCTTCCATGATGGAGGCGGCCTATGAGCTGACCCAGAAGAACCCGGGCATGACCAGCTCGGAGGCGCTGGAACAGCTGAAAGGGCAGTACGGAGAGCTGGCAGAACGCGCCGCTCTCGCCGCCCAGCAGGCCACCAGCTTCGCACAGGCCATCGACTCAACGAAAGACGCTGCCAGTTCAAAATGGATGGGCGTGTTTGAGACGATCTTTGGCAACAAGGAAGAGGCCACCGACACATGGACGGAGCTGGCGAACCGGCTGTACGACATCTTTGTGCCGCCCATCGAAGCGCTGAACGAACGGCTGAAGGACGGACTGAACAGCGGATGGAATAAACTGCTTGAAAATGAGCTGGGCGATCAGGCAGACGTGTATGCGTATACCATGGAGCAGGTGGCACTGGCTTCTGGTGCGATCACTGAAAAGCAGATCTCCGATGCAGGTAGTTTTGGCGAAGCCATCAAACAGGGAGGCATCAGTGCAGATCTTTTGAAAAAAGGCCTGGATGAAGCACAGGCAAGTGCAGAGAAGATGCTGACCCTGAGCGATGCCGAATTGAAGGCGCGAGGGCTTGAGCGGGAAGAAATTGAGAAACAGGCGAGCGCATTTGAAGAACTGAATCAAAAGGTTCAAAATGGAACGCTTGATCTGGAAGGATACTCGAAACAGATCCGGGAACTCTCTGGACGAGAGCATCTGATGCAGAGCCTGTGGAACCTGATGGATGCGGCAACTGCCATTGCAAAACCCATCCGTGAGGCATTTCAGGAGATTTTTCCCTCTAAAACAGGGGAGGAGATCAAGAGCTTTGCCCAGTGGCTGGATAGCATCACCAAAAAACTCATCATCAGTGATGATACGGCCAAGAAGATCAAGACAACCGCAGAGGGCGTATTCTCTGTTTTGCGGGTCGGGAAAGATATTCTGGAAGGCATCATTTCTGGTGTAGCACGGGTTCTGAACCTGGCAAAGCCTTTGGCCGATATTCTGCTGGATGCGGCATCGTCTGCCGGCGAATTTGCTTCGGAGATCACGAAAGGGCTTCACCCGCTGGATACCATTGGTACTTGGGTGACCAATTTTGTGGATGCGGTTGCTCCGGTGCTTTATTCTTTTGGCTCCGTTGCGGACAAGATCTTTGCACAGCTTGCGCAGGGTGCGAAAGAAGCATTCAATGAATTTGACCCAGAGAAACTGAATCAGTTTATTCTGGGCGGCATGGGAGCCAGTATGTTGGTCTCCATCAAGGGGTTCTTTGAAAGCATCAAGTCCATTGGTTCCAGTGCAAAAGGCATAGTAGGCGAAATCAAAGAATCCATCGAATCTCTAGGCGAAGCAATCGATGCGTGGAAATCAGCCAAGAAGGCAGACACCCTGATGACGATTGCAAAGGCTGTGGCATTGATGGCCGGTTCGCTGGCTGTGCTCTCCATGGTGAAAGCAGATCGACTTGGTGCGGCTATTGGCGTACTGACGGTCACATTCGGCGAACTGCTGGGCGTGATGGCCGTTATGGCCCATCTGACGAAGAATGTTCAAAGCCTGAAGCTGAGCGTTTTGGCCGGTGGTATGGTAGCTGTCTCAGCTGCGGTGCTGGTGCTCTCGGGTGCACTGAAAGTTATTTCGTCCATTGATTCCGACAAGCTGCTCGGCAGTGTGGTGGCACTTGGCGGCGTGATGGCAGAGCTGACATTAGTTGCAGGCATTCTCTCGAGAGATGGAGGGCGGTTCACCAAGGGTGCTGCGGGCATGATCGCTTTTGCGGTGAGCATCCGAATCCTTGCTTCCAGTGTGAAAGCATTGAGTGGGCTTAATTCAAGTGCACTTACAAGAGGGCTTGTAGGTGTAGGGGTCCTTTGTGCTGGACTTGTTGTCGCTGCTAAAACCATGAACGGTGTAAAATTCGGCATCGGAAAGGGAACCGGCTTTGTTCTGATGGCAGCATCCATGGAGATCCTTCAGGATGCAGTTGCGAAGTTCGGTGAGATGGATAACGAAGCAGTCGTTCGTGGCCTGACATCGATCGGTGGCGCATTGGTTATTTTTGTTGCTGCTATGAACCTCCTGAAAGGGGGGATTGGCAGTGCAATCAGCCTGACCATGATGGCTGCGGCAGTGAATCTTCTGGTTCCGGCATTCCAGGGGCTTGGAAATCTGAGCTGGGAAGCAATTGGTAAAGGACTGCTGACCATTGTGGGTGCTTTTGTGGTGCTGGGTGGCGCGGCAGTCATACTTTCGCCTGTAATGCCGGTCATTGTGGCATTAAGCCTCTCGCTAAGTGCACTGGCCCTGAGCCTTGGTGCACTGTTGGCATTGAGCTCTGCCGCAAACTTTGTACAGAATCTGGCATCCAGCCTAAGTTTGCTGAACGGCCTGAATTTCCAGGTATTTTTGAACGGCATCAAGGCACTGGCATGGACGCTGGTCGAATTTATCGCCGGTGTTTTCCAGGGTCTGGCCGAGGTGGCAAGCAGTCTGGTGACTTCAATCGCCAAAATCATCAAGGCTATCTGCGACGCGATCATTCTGGCGGCCCCCTCGATCGGACAGGCGCTGTATGTTTTGGGCACAACTGTGATCGATACGGTGGTGAGCCTGACAGAGTATATCTGGGAGAAAATCGAGCCAGCACTGAACGACCTCTGGACGAAATTCACGACCTGGGCAGGGAGCCACAACCCGCTCGATCCGAAAAACTGGGGCGGGCAGGATAAGGGCGTTTCGGCCCAGACATTCGTGCTGCCTTTTGCGGATATTCTGGATGAGCTGAAAAACGGCGATTCCATGATGGCGGGCATCTATCAGGCATTTGCAGGCATCGGTAAAAATGCAAGCGAGGGCATGAAAGAAGGCCAGCTTGACGGTAAGAAGGAAGCCGCAGATGCTTCAGAAGAAGTTGCGAACGCGGTCATTGAGACCAGCAAAACGACTTTCGATTCTCATTCTCCATCCCGGGTGATGGCAGAACTTGGCCGGTATGTGACCGTGGGACTGGCGGAAGGCATTGCCGACCCGAGTGCACTGGCACAGGCCAAGGCGAACATGCTGAACGTGGCTTCTTCCATCCGAAGCGTATTTACGACATTCTGGGGCATCCATTCGCCCAGTGACCTGGCAGCAAGCGACAGCGAGAACATTCTCGAGGGCGCACTATTGGGTATCGGTGACAAGCAAAAACAGGAAGAACTCCGGCAGGCAAGCTATTCTGGCGCGTTGGTGATGAAGGACGGCTTCCTCCAGGCTATCGACGAGACGACCCTTGCGATCCAGAAGAAGATGCCTGAGCTCTACAATGCGTTCAAGCTGAGCACCCTGCACCCTGGCAATCTAATTTATCAAAATGGATTGTCTACCGCGATGGATGAGTTCAGCGATGCAATGGATGATGCAATTGTCATCCCCGGCAAAACCGGCCTGAAGAAAGCGGGCAGCAGCCGGAACGCAACAAAATCCGAAATTGCAAATGCCAAGCAGGGAAACGCGGATGCCCAGAAGGCACTGAACGATCCGTATGGCATCCTCGGTAACTGGTGGCAGAAAGCACAGGACGCTGTGGCCGACGCAGTCACCCCGACCAGTTCCACGAAATCCAAAGCTTCCAAATCCGGCAAGTCGCTGGCAGACACGCTGGCAAGTGCATTCTCCGACAAGCTGAAGGCCAACAAGACCGAGATGTCCAACGCCACCGGCGAATACGCGCTGTGGGAAGTGACGGGCGGCGACACGGCCACGGTGGAAGAGCTTATCGCCAAAAAGACCGAGAGTCTGACAAGGGAGATCGAGCTCCAGACCAAACGGGTGGGCATTGCGAAAGAGCAGTACGACACCTTGCTGGCCAAGGTGGGCGCGAACAACAGCAAGACCAAGGACGCTTACGGCACCCTGCTGAGCGAACAGAAGACCCTTGCGGAGCTTCAGAGGAGCAAGCAGGACAGCATCCTGAAGGTCATTCAGGAGCGGTACGAGACCGATGCCAAGACCGCGGAGGACGAATACGAGCTTTGGAGCGCCCTGTATGAGGACAGCGCCGAGGTGACCGAGAAGTCCAACAAGAAGATCGATTACATCAACCGGAAGATCAAGAACCAGGCGGAAATCCTGCTGGCCACCGAGAAGGACTATATCGCCATCAAAAACGAGTTTGGTGAGGCAAGCCAGAAGACCCAGGCGGCCTACCAGCAGTATCTGGAGGCGCAGACCGAACAGCAGAAGCTCATCAACGAGCTGAATCAGGCCCAGCTGGATGCCTATGACAGCAAGGTCTCCTACCTGGAAAAGCAGGAGAAGCTGGTGACCAACCGGCAGAACATGCTGGCCAAGCTCTACGGAGACGGTGACCTTGCGGGCCGGGAGGATGCTTACAAGGCTGCGGTGGAACAATACGGAGCCGACAGCGTCCAGGCACGGAAGGCAGCTACCCAGGGCACCATGACCGCCATCATCGGCGTGGGCACGGCACTGGACAGCATGAGCTACAGCCTGAAGAAGGTAACGAACAAGCAGCTGAAGTACGACGAGGCTGTGAAGAAGTTTGGCAAGAACAGCGAGACCGCACTGGATGCACTGGCAGACCTGCAAAGCGAACAGTACAACTTTGTGGGCTTTGCGGAAAATCTGGCGGATGCCTTTGAGCTGGACGACTCCGGCAAGCGGATGATGATGCAGCTTGGCTACTCCATCTCGAAGAACTGGCGGCCCATTCAGGAGGGCTTCAACAGCGTCTGGGCACAGGTGCAGAAGAGCGCTCCGGAACTGGCCTCGAAGCTTAGCAGAGCCTTTGGCGTGGCCACTAAGGACGGCGTGACCGAAGTGATCACCGACCTTATTGGTACCATTACCGCCCTTGTGAGCGGTGACTGGGGCGGGGCAGTGACCGGCGGCATTACTACCGTGCTGGACTTTATGGGCACGGAGTTTGGCCGCCTGATGATGAGCAAGGGCATGAACGCTCTGCTTGGACTGCCCGAAGCCTTCAGTGCGCTGGCCCAGGGCGGCGGTACCCTGAAGGTGATGGGACAGGTGGTCAAGGTAACCGGCGTGACCGAGAACCTTGGCAGCATCCTGGGCAACATGAGCGGCCTGCTGGGCTCTGCCACGGGCGGCACGGGACTGCTGGGAGAAGCACTGGGTGGCCTTGGCAGCATCGGCGAGATGATCACCGGCTCCGGTGGCTTACTGGGCGGTCTGGGAGAACTGGGCGGCACTCTGGTGAGCGTGCTGGGCTCCATTGGCCCAGAAGGCTGGCTCATTGGCGCGGCCATTGCGGGCGGCGGACTGCTGATCGCCAACTGGGACAAGATCGGTGATTTCTTCAGCGGGTTCTTTGACTGGCTGGGAAATGCCTTCTCGCACCTGTGGGACTGGATCAGCAACGGCTTCAAAGGCCTGGTGGATGTGGGCGGAAACCTGGTATCCGGCCTGTGGCAGGGCATTACCGGCGCGGCAGGAGCAGTCTGGGACGGCATCACCAGCTTTGGCGGTGCCATCGTGGACGGCTTTTGCAGTTTCTTCGGTATCCATTCGCCCAGCCGCGTGATGGCAGGCATTGGCGAATACCTGAGCCTGGGTTTGGCGCAGGGCATCACCGACGAGACCGACTCCGTGGTGCAGGGCGTACAGGATGTGAGCGACACGGCCCTTTCCACCATGATGGATCTGGCCCAGCGGGTAGGCGACATTGCCAGCGATGACTTTGAGTATGAACCCAGCATCCAGCCCGTAGTGGACATGAGCGATGTTCAAAATGGAGTGGACTGGCTGAACGACACCCTGTTCCAGAACGGCACGGTCGCCCTGAATGCAGAGCGCACCGCAGGCCTTGCTGCCAACGTGGTGCGGAAAGCCGAGATCAACAAGGCCCAGCAGGAAGAGGCCAACAAGCCTGACCCGAATGCCAACTCCAACGCCGACATCGTGGAGAGCGTGGAGGCACTGGGAGAGCACATCGACAGCATTGCCCGGGCCGTGGCCAACATGAAGGTCCAGATGAACGGCCGGAAACTGGTGGGCGAGATCATCAACGACGTGGACGAGGGGCTGGGGAAGATCGCCAGCAGGAGGTAAGAGATGGCAGGAGGCTACATTTACCCGGAGACGGGAGACATTAAGGTTCAGCGCCAGATCGTTCCGGTCAGTCCCTCGTATAAATCCAGTATTCCGGATTGGGGAAGCGAAAGCTTTTCTTTTCAAGACTACGGTTTCATGCCGACGGAGCAGCCTTATATTTCAAAGGCACAGGAGAAAGTGACGACTGTTACCCTGCCTGGGGTCCATGGCAGTCTGATCCAGCCAGTATTTCTGGATGCGACAAACGCGCATAAGAATTGGGAGGCCCGCACAGGGTCTCTCGATTTTTATTATCTGCCGAATGGAATAAATCATAGTTTGTGGGACCATGACCTGTATGCGCACTCTGTGCACTATTCTGGGAACGACAGTAGAACGGATGAAAACCACGACCATCCATGGTGCTTCTTCGGACAATACCATAAAATACTCCACTTCTTGCAGGGACGACGTGGAACCACGCTGTATATCCCGGGAGAAGAGGGTGGTTTTGGAAACAGTTCCGTTGGACTCACCAAGGCTCCGCACGCCATCCGGATGTGGTGCAGCAAGGTGAAACCGGATAATTCCGGAAGAACGACGGTGACAGTTTCTTACGATATCCAGCCAGGATTCCCATATTGTGACCAGGAAGAATATTACGATTAGGTGTAAAAGATGGACCATTCTATCACGATCAACGGCATAAAAAACACATGGAAAGACTGGCATCTGATCCCCTGCACAATGCCTGTGGTGGCTCCACCGACAGAGCGGATGATCCTTGTGACAGTGGCAGGACGATGCGGAACGGTAGACCTTTCCCACAGTCTGACGGGAAATCCTGTTTTTGAGAACCGGGAGGGGAGCTGGGATTTCTATGTGGAAAATGAGAGCTGGCAAAGCCATAACGAAACGAATTATGGGGTCGTTGTAAGAACATCGGGCCATTACGCGGCAGAACAAATTGCGCAATGGCTCGGATTGAATGCCGGGCGGTTCCAGACAGTTGTTCTGGAGGACGACCCGAACTTTACCTACACTGGGCGTGTCTGGGTAGATGAAAAAATCCAGTGGAAGAACGGCCATACGGTGCTGACGCTGAACTACAGCCTGTATCCGTATGCCACCGTTCACTGGAATGACCTGTGGAAATGGGATGATTTTTGTTTTGAACGGGATATTGCATGGTATCGACAGGCAGAATTGAAGAATCGCTCCTTGGCCGCAGGAGAGGTACTGACCCTGCAACTGCCGCCCAGCGATGTGCGCTATCCGATCACCGTGAGCACGGGAAGCGGTTCTAGCGTGGAAGTGACGTTTCTGAAATCGCGAAGATACGACAGCTATGCCACGAAGAAAAACCCGGACATTCGTTCAGAGACCAAAACATGGACACTGGGCTCAAACATTTTTCTGCCCGTCAGTGAGACCATCGGGGTGGAATATGACCTGGGTTATACCTACTGGGAGCTGAAGGTCACCGCAAAGTCAGCTTCGACCGTGACCGTGACCATTGGCAACCCACAATTCCTGTGAGAAAGGAGAATGTTCAAAATGGCGTATCAGGTGTATGCGGGACGGTGCTCCGGCCATGCAAAATGGAAATGGACCAGCAAAGACCTTATTTGGTCCATGGACCACCCGGAGTATATCAACGATCCGGAACTGACACAGGCAAAAAATGAGATCGGCAGTCTTACCTTTACTGTGCCGAAACTCCTTCTGGGGCCGCAAGGCGTGTCGAATACAGCTAACCCCTTTTACAACAGCTTCACCGAATCGGTTACAGTCGTTGCGGTCTATCAGGATGGCACCCTTTACTGGATCGGATATGTGAATGAAGTCACACTGAACTTTGATCTGAGCAAGAGCATTGTTGTTGAGGATGTACTTGGATTCCTGAAGCGGGATACCGTTTTCGTCCGGCCTATGTCCTATTACATTACTTTGCCAAACGGCATTGATATCGAAAAGCGATCTTTATGGATAAACGCTCAATTTACAAATCCCTATTGGGACGATAATAATTCGCCCCTGCGCTCTCCGTTTTTTAACACCGGCACGGTAAACGTTCAGCGGAATGTCCAGAAGGATTTTTCCAAGGATGGCACGGATGTTTCCATCTGCTGGGATGCCATCAACAGCCGCTGGACAGACGACTATGACGGTTATTTCCGGGCGAGGTATGTTGAATCCAACAACGAGATCACGTTCTATCTGGATTACACGACCGATATTTCGGACACCACGACACAGACCGTGAAGTATGGCGTGAACATGCTCGATCTCGAGTGCACCAGCCGCATCCCTGATGATTTTGTGAACGTGGTATACAGTGACCGTCTGAGCACTACGACCAAAGGATGGTGGATCTTCGCGACCAGTCAGACGAATTATATCTCGGGAAACGCACAAGATCAGGCTTCCATCAAAAAGTACGGCGTATATGCCCGGCGTATTGTCGATGACACGGCAACGACTGATGATGCATTGTGTGAGGTCTGTAAGAAAGCGCTTGCTACTTACAAGCAGACCATCGAGAAGACCGTTCAGGTGGAAGCATTTGATTTGTGCGACGCTGGTGTTTCGACTGACCATCTGGGCTTTTTGAAAAAGACTCGAATCATCGCAACGCCCCACGGCATCGATGAGTGGATGGTGTGCACGAAAGAGATCCTGCCGCTGGACAAGCCTGATCAGAAAAAGTTTACCTTTGGTCGGCCTCCGGAAAAGCTGACCAAACAGCAGAACAAAACGACGACATCGACCCAGCAGACGAAAACCAACGTAGAGGGCCTGATTCGCCATGCACAGGGGTGAGGTGAAAAAGTTTCAAAATGGCGAATTTAGACTACGACAAGATCCTTGAGGGCATCCGAAAAGCGCTGTACGGCTACGAAGTGCGGGAATACATTGCCCAGAGCATGGAGTGGACAAAAGCATTTGTGACCCAGAGCGTGACCCAGATCAAGGAATACCTCCGTCAGGCCGAAGCGGCACGGGATGCGGCAAAGGCAAGCCAGGATGCTGCCAAGGTGAGCGAGACCAACGCGAAGGCCAGTGAGGATGCGGCCAGGGCAAGCCAGAACGCTGCGGCATCCTCGGCTTCTGCGGCGGCAGGTTCGGCCAGCGCGGCAAAGACCAGCGAAACCAACGCCAAAGCCAGTGAGAATGCCGCCAAGACCAGCGAAACCAAGGCGAAGACCTCGGAGACCAATGCCAAGGCAAGTGAGAATGCAGCCAAGACCTCGGAGACCAACGCGAAGGCCAGCGAGACCAACGCCAAGAGCAGCGAAACGAAGGCTGCCACCAGCGCCGCCAACGCCAAGACCAGTGAGGTCAACGCGAAAGCCAGCGCTGACAGCATGGGAACCAGCGTTGCCACCTGCACCGCCAAGGCCAAGGAAGCCGAAGCAAGCGCAGGGAAGGCAGCGGCAAGTGAGAGAAATGCGAAGACTAGCGAAGGAAACGCCAAGGCCAGCGAGGACGAAGCCCGCCAACTGGTGGAAGAGGCCAAGAAGGTGGTGAACACCGACAAGACCCTGACCATTGACGGCGCACCGGCAGACGCAAAAGCTGTGGGTGACAAGTTCAAGAGCATCAAGACGGACTGGAATTCCGTGACGGATAAACCGAGTACGTTTCCACCGAGTGCGCATAACCATAGCGCGGCCAATATCACTTCCGGGATTCTAGGGCTTGCGAGAGGAGGAACTGGGTGCTCGACGGCCCTGGATGCGTGCAATGCTTTGCTCAAAAGAGGAGGTGTGCCGAAAAATCAAAATTGGAACGATCTGACAACCGGTGTCTGGACTGTTGGCCCAGAAAGCTTTGGCAGTAATTCTCCATCGGGAATTTACACATATGGTGCGGTGATCGTCTTTAGTATCGACGGCTCATGCACACAGGTCTATGTAGCGCACAACACTGGAGCGATGATGTTTCGTCAGCGTTTCTCCAGCAGTAACAGTTTTTCCGGCTGGGCGCTAGTAAACACCGGAGGCACTCTTTCCGCATACCCCGTTGGTGCCATCTACATTAGTACCAGTTCCACCAGCCCGGCAAGCTTATTCGGCGGAACGTGGGAGAGCATTGCTTCTGAGCGTGTACTGATGGGCGTTTCCAGCTCCCACGGCGCAGGCAGCACCGTAAGCGCAGGTCTGCCGAATATTAAGGGTGCAGTCCTCGATACATGGCACGGCAGCGGCCCGTCTGGTTCAGGTGCGTTAAGCGTAGCAGTAAACGGCAGAAGCTCTGTTCGTAATGGCGATGATGGCACATTTACCTGGGGCAATTTCTACTTTGACGCAGCCTCGTACAACAGTATTTACGGCAACGCTTCCACCGTACAACCAGCCGCCTACTATGTTTATATGTGGCGGCGCATTGCGTGATCATGCGGTTCTTCGCCACATGTACACGTAATATGCAGCGGGCTGGACTGTGGACGAATTGCCATAGACAGAGGAGCAACGGCTTGCATAGAAGTTCACGTTCAGACCCAAATTATTGGCGTATCCATCGGGACCAGGCTGACTGGATGCAGTTGCAAATGCACCAGAAGGGGTCACAAATCGCCATGTTGCCATAGCTGTAGTTTCACCTACAATATTCGGCAGACCTGCGCTGAGAAGTGCGAAAACTGCCGAAAGTCCGAAATGAAAAATTCAAAATGGAAGGAGATGAACCTCTATGGAAGATGATTTCTACTATGGAGAGCTCCCCGAATTGCCGCCCCCTGTGGCAAACACTGCTCCGGAGCTTGTGGACGAGGATGACAACCCTGTGGAAAACCCTGACCTCGAACTTGGTTGGCTGAAGAATGAGACCAAGACCGTTCACCATGATGCGGTAGAAGGCGTGGAGGAAGTCAGCCATTACGAGACCATCCGTGAATATCCCAACGGGGGCAAAGACGTAAAGAAAGTCGTGGATGTCAAAGCGGTTCCGGCGCAGGATGCCTATGACGAAGAAGTGGCTTTCATGCGATACATCAAGTACACGGCTGAGGAACTGGCAAAGAAAAAAGCCGAAAAAGAGAAGCAGGAAGAACGTCAGAAAGCCGTGGACACCCTGCCCGAAACACTGGCCGCCCTGCAAAGTGCCCAGACCGACACCGATACCCTGATGGTGAATCAGGAGTATAGGCTGACGCTGCTGGAGCTGGGGGTTACGCCGGAGGAATAAGAGTCGGGTCAGCCTATTTGTATCGTTTCGCTTATTGGCATACTGAAAAGGAATGCCGATGAGCGATTTTTTACATTAAGATGGCTCATGCAGAACGTGAGCAGAAAGGACTCAAAATGGAACTCTACAACACCTGTGCACGCCTGATCGAACGCGGCAAGACCGACAGGATGCAGAAGAAGCTGGATATCTTCTTTGCCAATGACAGCCTGACCGAAGAGGAGTACGAAAAGCTGTGCATCCAGCTGGCCGAGAAACTGAAGGAGCAGGGAAATGCTTGATGTCATCGACGTTTCCCGCTGGCAGGGAACCATTGACTGGAAAAAAGTCAAGGCCAGCGGAAAAGTAGGTGGCGTGATGATCCGTGCAGTTTCCACCAAGAGCGGGCAGCTCTACGTCGATCCGTGCTTTGAAGCGAACTATGCCGGGGCAAAATCTGTTGGTTTGCCAGTTGGCGTATATGCTTACACCGTTGCGGTAACGGAAGGCATGGCAAAGAAGGAGCTGAACCTGCTCAAGACCTGCCTGGAAGGAAAGCGCTTTGAGCTGCCCATTGCTATGGATGTGGAGGACCCCCGTCTGAAAGGTCTGCCCGCAGCCGAGTTGACGAAACTTGTCAAAATGGAGCTCAGGGAGATTGAAAAGTGGGGGCTGTACGCGATCCTGTACACCTACTCGAACTTTGCCGACTACAACCTGAACATGTGGCAGCTGAACGACTTTGACCTATGGCTGGCGGACTACCGGAACAAGCGGCCGACCCGCAAGCACGGTATGTGGCAGTACAGCTCCAAGGGCAATGTGGCTGGTGTGAGCGGCGTGGTGGACATGAACCATGTCTACAAGGATTACCCGAGTATCATTGCAAAAGCGGGTCTGACAAGCGTGAAGGGAGCGTGACCCCCACGGAAAGCTTTATCTTGACACATCTGAACGAGATCGTGTCGATCCTGGTGGCAGGCATAATGGGCTGGATGAGTAAGACGCTCTGGGCGACCATTCAGGAGCAGAAAGCGCTGAAAAAAGGCGTGAAAGCGATGCTCCATGATCGATTGTATCAGAGCTGCCGGTATTATCTTCATCAGGGGTATGTGGACGTGGAAGGGCTGACGAACGTCGGCGTTATATATGAGGCATACCACGAACTGCATGGAAACGGCACCGGCACGAACCTGTATGAGCGAGTGGAAGGCCTGCCTGTCCGGGAAGAACACGCCATGACGTGAGAGGAGATTTCAAAATGGAACAGAACACGACCGTGACCGCCGCAACGTGGGCGAGAACCATCTGCCTGCTTGTGGCGCTGCTGAACAGTCTGCTGACCGCCTTTGGTAAAAGCCCGCTGCCCATTGACAACGAGCAGCTCCAGCAGGTGGTAAGCACCCTCATCACCGTAGTGGTGGCCATCATCAACTGGTGGCAGAACAACTCCTTTACGAAGGAAGCCATCGCGGCGGACAAGCTCTATACGGAGCTGAGGGCCAAGAACAATCAGTAATTATTAAACCTGCAAAGGAGGATCTTTATGAACCAGTATTATGGTGCATATCCTCCGCAGAGCCTTACTCCTCAACAGGCAGCTGCTCTGGGAGGATGGCAAAACAATCAGAACCTGCAACAGATGCAGGGGGTGGGAATTCAAAATGGATATCCGCAGCAGTTCGTACAGGCCATCCCTGGACGAATGATCCATGACATCCAGGAAGTACGCCCCAACGAAGTGCCCAACAACGGCACGGTGGCCATCTTCCCGAAAGATGACATGAGCTGTGTGTATGTGAAGTATCTATCGAATGTAGGGAAAATCGAAACCATGACCTTCGTTCCCATGGCCCAGACCGCTGAGAACCCGCCTGAAAATGGTGAGCTGGCAGAGATCCGGGACAAGCTGGACGAGATCAAGCGTTTGGTACAGAAAAAGTCAAGACCTTACCGCAAAGAACCTTATAAACACGGAAAAGAGGGACTGAACCATGAACCAAACGCCGAATAACCCGAGAATGAACTTTGTGAACCGTCTACTGGCGGGAAACCCACAGCTGCGAAACAACCCGATGGCACACAACGCGCTGTCGGCAATTCAAAATGGAGACGACGCGACGGGTGAGCAGATCGCCCGGAACTTGTGCGAGAGCTACGGGATCACACCCGAGGAGGCCTACGCACAGGCAATGCGGTTCTTCAGAGGTCGTTAAAAGCAAACGGACGTTAAACATATCCCAAGTGATGTGAATTGAGCTTTTGCTCAGGATACGCGCGGCCTGAAAGAAGGCTCAGTGAACATATCCGTATTTTCCACTCACTGAAATTTCCAAAGGAGGAAATGATATGTTTAACAATGGTATGATGGGCATGATCCCGAGTCTGGCTGACATCGCTGCTGTGACTGGCAACCGGAACGGCAATGGCTGGGGCGACGGCTGCGGTGCATGGTGGATCATTGTGATCCTGTTCGCTCTGTGGGGCGGATTTGGCAACTGGGACGGCAACGGTTTTGGCAACCGCGGGAATGGCTCTGCAACCCGCAGCGCTCTGGCAAGTGCCGCTACCCAGGCAGATATCCAGCGTGGATTCGACAATCAGAGCGTCATCAACAAGCTGAATGGCCTGGAGAACGGTCTGTGCGACGGTTTCTACGCCATGAACACCAGCCTGCTGAACGGCTTCAACAACACCAACACCGCGATGCTTCAGGGCTTTAATGGCGTGAACACTGCCATGATGCAGGGTAACTTCGGCATCCAGCAGGCAATCAACGCCGACACGGTCGCCAACATGCAGAACACCAACGCCCTCCAGACCCAGCTGGCAAACTGCTGCTGTGAGAACCGTCAGGGGCAGGCACAGATCCAGTACGACCTGGCCACCAACACCTGCGCCATCACGACCGCCATCGCCAACCAGACACAGCAGATCATGCAGAACGACAATGCAAATTATCGCCAGCTGCATGACGAGATCGTTGCAAACCGCATGGCCGACAAGGATGAGACCATCGCACAGCTGCGCACTCAGGTGAGCCAGATGACCCTCGCTGCAAGTCAGCAGGCTCAGAACAACTATCTGGTGAACCAGCTGCGTCCGGCTCCCGGTCCTGCCTACATCGTGCAGAACCCCTACGCCGGTACCGGTACTCTGGGCTGCCAGATCGCTGGTCTGACCGGGTGCTGCAACATGGCCGCCTAAGCGAAATTTCAAAATGGAGGGGCGCTGGGAGACTGGCGCTCCTTTCTTATTGATATTTGAAGGAGGATTTGCAGATGATCGAGATATCCAATTCTGCTGCTCAGACCCTGGAAGTCGGTCAGGCGATTCTGTTTGACGTGACGAACCTCAAGACCCGTTGCACCGCCGAATGTCACCGTGCGGGCATGAGTGATGTAAAGCTCAGACTGCCCGGCATTTACGAAGTGGCGTTCTCGGGCAACATCGCAGGTGTGGCTGCCGGTACGGTTCAGCTTAGCATTTCCGCAGGGAATGCAGTGCTCCCCGGCTCCAACATGATCGTGACCAGCACCGCTGCCGGGGATGCCTTCAACGTGGCGAAAACCATGCTGCTGGGCACTGGCTGCGGCATGTATGACGTGATCCGCATCGTGAACACCGGAACGGCCGCTCTGACTGTTTCGCCCGGTGCGAATCTCATCGTGCGGAAGCTTTCGTAAGGAGGAACCAACATGGAGAATCGTTGCATGGAGAGCGTTTGCTCGATGATGGAAACTCTGGTGGATGCCTTCAATGGAGAGCTGGCGAAGGGAATCGAGAGCGTGAACACCCACGAGGCAGGGGAAGTGACTGACATGATCAAGGACCTTGCCGAAACGAAGCGGAATCTGTACGAAGCCTGCTACTACGAGAAGGTCAGCAAGGCCATGAACGAAGCGGAAGACTATCGGATGGGGTACACGCCCTCGACGAAACAGCACCGTTACATGGAGAAGTGGCTGCGTGACCCGGACGAGTTCGAGAGGGAGATGCGTGACGACCACGGGGAGTTCCCTCTGCGTCGGCGTGGGGAGTTTGAGCATGAGGGCAGACAGTACGGCAAGCCCTATGGCGAGTACCTGGAAGCCCGCAAGCACTACACCGAGAGCCACACGGCCATGGACAAGGCGGAGATGGAGCGCCGGGCAAGCGAGCACCTGACGAGCGCGATGAGCACCATCCGAACCATTTACGGGGATGCTGACCCTGACCTGCGCAAGAAGATCAAGGCTGACTTCACCAAGCTCGTGGCGGACATGCCCGCATAATTCAAAATGGAACGGTTTACGGTAAACGGGTGGCTTTGGTGCATCCGTTTTGTAGACCCGGACAGCCCATACCTTGTGGATCGCACCGGACGCAGGACTCTTGCCGTGACAGACCCGAAGCTGCAACATGTGTTTGTGGCACGAGGACTGAGCGGGGGAAAGCTGCGAAGGGTGCTGATCCATGAGCTGGGCCATGTTACCTTAGTCAGTTACGGTCTGCTGCCAGAGCTGCACCGCATGGTGAAATCGGCCTACTGGGTCGATGCTGAAGAATGGGCTTGCAATTGGATCGCGGACTATGGTAATATGATATTTAGAAAGGGCTCCCAGATATTGGGCTATGATATTTTGAGCGACGTTTCCGACCGGGCTGTTTGA